TACCATGGGATGGCCGTGGGATAGCCATGGGATAGCGATGGGATAGCCGTGGGATAGCCATGGGATAGCCATGGGATAGCCGTGGGATAGCCATGGGATAGCCATGGGATAGCCATGGGATAGCCATGGGATATTAAAGTTTAGATAGCGAAACCTTTTTCGCAGATCTAATCGCTTTACGATATTGAATAACCCAGTGTCGCCAGAAATTTCTATTGAACTCAGCCTTCGATAAAGTAGCTGCGGGGAATAGTTGTCTAGTGCGTCTAGACTCTTTGCCCAACGCGATAATCATTTTTATTTGCTTACCACCAGGGTTCTTCTTACTCCGTCCCAATCGCTGCCAGAGACCTCTATATCTTTCACCCTCTTTACCTTTGGGTATGCCATAGAAGTATTTTTTATCTTGACCTCTGAGCGCGTTATATTTATTCCTTGTCAAGTTGCCCTTTTGATTGAGCTTGACTCTACCCTTTACAGGCTGCATCAGCTTACGTCTATCAGGTCTCGGTGGAAGAATCTTACCGCCTTCGATAATGTTCTTTAAATAATACCGATCTAAATAAGGCTTATTGTGCTGTAAGCTAACGTACAGATTTCCCCTCAAATCGCGCTTGTTCTTACTTCTCTCCACCCTAAAACCACTCTTCGTATATCTCTCAGCACCACCCTCAAGATAGTTATCAATCTTATTCTTCAAAAATTTATTAGTAGAAAACATCCAAGAGTTCATTGCGAGATGCGTAGCATAAGGCACTTGCTTCTGCTGCAAGACCGCATTGTATGCTTTCTGCGCGTCAATCTTGATCGTTATCGTCATTTTCTTCCTCTGCTAACTCGCATATCTCACTAAATACAGATTGAGTATGTATGTATAAATACCCGATCTGCGCTAACAAATGATCAGGATCATAAGACTTTTCGCCCTTTTCCTCCGACACCCAGGAAACATGTTCCTCTGTTTCTTTCTGCATCAAGCAAAAAACGTGGGTCACTTCTTTCCGCTTAACCTTAATCAGAAGATCTCGTAAAAAATCTTCGAGCTCGTTGGTTCTTATTGGAGTGATATTCGACATAGGGGTATCCATGGGATAGTTTATCAGATTAATAAGGCTCGCAGTCTTCTTCGTATTCCCAATCGCATTCTGTGCATTCCTGGCGATCATACAGACCAACCACCTTGACGACTAACTCACCGCACATTGGACACCTAAGCTCATTCCACGGTGCGTTCGGATCGTTCCATGCTCCTGCTGGATAATTACTCATAACTTCTGCCCTTTATTATTGCTTTATTCAATGCCTCGATTAAACCTTGTTTATCAGTCGGTATATCTACCGGCTGGCTCCACACCTCATCGGTGAGTCTCTCGTGCCTCTTTAAACCAATCGCAGATCGTATATCTTTCAGGTTTGATACATAACCACAATCAGTGCTTGTCTCCCAATACACTAACTTCATCGTGACAACTTGTCTAACAGCTTCAAGACATCAGGAACGACCTGGCGATGAAAGTCATCTACATCATCGGGCCCATAAGCCTCTAAAATCTTAGTCAAAGTCACATACGCTCGCAGTATTTCTTCTTTTGTTGGTTCCATTTTTCTTCTCCGGTTATCCGTGGGATAGCCACAATATAAACGAAATGATTAACCATGGGATAGTTTATTTAGTTATAACTATGATGCTTCTAATAACTTAACTCTTTCCTTGGCTAACCTGTATCTCTTTAGATCGTTGTAGGTTATTCGTGAACCCTTCTTCTTCTCGGACTCGAAAATAGCAATGAAGTACAAATCCTCCATAGCTTTGTCTATTACCTTCTTCGGTATGACAGAATGCTTTGGATCTCTGAATAAGACTGTACTCGGTAGACCCAATGAATTGACGACTTCTAGGCCATTCGCCTGACATGCGAAACAATGTATCAAAACTCGATCATCAAGCTCAGTTAGCATCATTGATGGATTTCTATCGTTATGTACCGGACAACATGCCCACGCTTTGTTATCTTTTCTCTTAACCTTTTCTAACTTAGGCAATATGTCGTTTAGCACCTTTGGCCCTCTTGATATTCATGTGTTTAATAAACCCTTTGACCTCATCAGAAATGTGTATCGCCGGTATAGAATCAACTCTAGGCCAAACCTTGAACTTCTCTTTGTATGCCCATGATGCCCATCCTGGCTTGTAGCCTCGTTGCTTTGCGTAGAACTTAAACTGACCCAGCCACTTAGCCTTATCAGTCATAGTGATCTCTTTCAAGATCTGGCTATCGCTTCTCATGGTTTCCCTTGGCGGTAATTCATAACCGCAAGCGCACCTAGGAGGCACGAAGACCTGATAGCACTGGGGACAAGGTGAAAGATTAGGGTCTTTCTTTTCCTTTGTCAGCGATCTCTCAGAGTAGTTCTTCTGCCCCTTATCTAAAGTCTCAGGAACAATATCCTCAGCAAACCCATGCTTCTCTACGTTACCAGAATGATCTAGATAAACCGCAAAATCTTTATCCTTTGCGGTTCTCATTATCCGACCAGCACGTTGAACATAAGTGATCAAAGACTTGGTTGGAAAGCAATCAATCAACGTCTCTACCTTTGGAGCATCATAACCTGTATTAAGCAATCTAGAACACGAAAGAATCTGAAAGTCACCAGCGTCATGACCCTCGAAAATAATCTGACGTTCCTCTAAGTCCATATAGCCATCGATGTGAACCGCTGATATACCTTCTAGCTCAAACATCTCGACCAGCTTTTTGGAATGCTTGATAGACGGACTGAACGCTATTGTCTGACCTTTGCCGTATCGTTTGAAATTCTCGACGATATCTCCGACTAGCTTTTGATCCTCTTCAATGACTTTACTTAAAGACTTTGGGTCATAGTCGTAAGTACCAGTGCTCATCCTCCTGGTCTTGACCTTCTTCAAGTCTGCTCTGTCGCCACCGTAATACTTAACCGGACAAAGGTAGCCATGGGATAGTAATTCTCTCGGAGTAATCGGAACCAACAGTTTAGAGTAATGATTGCCCAGTCCCTTAGAGTATGGTGTGGCGCTTAAACCTATGAAGGTACAAGCACTGTAATTCTTCATCAACTCAGTCATCGAGTCATAGTGCGTGTGACACTCATCGACGATTGCAACGTGAAAGAATGGCTGACGCTTTCTTCTCGTAAGTGTTTGTATAGATGCTATCTGAATCTGGGCGTTTGGATCTGTCCTGTAATGCTCTGACTGTATGACCCCAACCTTGATACCGGCTCTATCGAACTCGGCTAGTGCTTGATCGACCAACTTAACTCGGTCGCAAATAAATATCCCATGCTTACCCTTCTTTGCTACATTCTTGAGTATCTCTACTGCTACTCTTGTTTTACCAAACGAACATGGCGCTGCTAACACCATCTTCTTGTGACCAGATCTTCTAGCATCCCTGCACATCTCAATTGCTTTGTCCTGATGCGGTCTAAGCATTATTTATCCCCTTTGATAGCTTCAAAATGCCTTATGTCGAATATCCAACTAATTTTAGCGTTACCTCTTTGATCGTTCTTTCTGTTCTTGTATTCATGTCTTTTGGCTGAACCGTTTTTTATCAACCTTATCGCGTGAGACACTGGAGCTAGATAAACACCAGACCATGCGACATCTAAGATAATTATCAGATTCGGATAAAGATGGTTGTACCTCTGTAAATCCTTTTGATTGATGCTGATCGCGTAATCACTTGAGATGCCAAATAGTTCCTGCGATTTTTCCCACTTCGTTCGTATTGATTTCAGATCACACGGCAAGTGAATCATAAAGTCATGCGTAAACTTATCATGGTCTTTTTGTTTGTTCAGGCTAACGGGAAAACCACGCTCCAGAAATTCGTATTCCAGTTGTAAACCTAGATCGCACCATGACTGCTTATCTTCGTTGTCCATAGAGTTCCTCCAGACACAGCTCGGCTTTTTCCCTTTTGCAAGATACAGGCATATGATTCGTTACATCACTTAGCCTTGGCGTATCTAGATCTTACGATCCGGTACTCATGTGCTTTCGCTTTCCTATCTAGGCGCTACCCTAGACAACCCACTTGGGTCTTCTGCATTTATGGGACGTGAATCGGGTCAAGCCGTCAGACCTACAATCTGTTCACGGATTATCGCTATATGGATTGGAGGCACGATTAAGCCCCACTTTCCATCGGCGAAAAGTAGTTGAAGTTAGATTCAAATGGTGGGAAAATTGAACCGTGTCGGTTTGCGCTCGGTTCTAATTGACCCTTACTCAAATCGGCCTTCAGGGACTGCTAATCCCGCCGACACATTCAATACTACTCTAGATCGCAGTATCGATCAACCTGTTCAAATACCACTGAGCCTTCTTTAAATCCTCCAGGGGCGCTCCTTTGTACTTATGTCGATGTAGGTACTTGTGACAATTACCCAGCAGATACGCGCCGTATTCGTCACCTAGCTGCTGTTTGATGTAATCAATCGCTTCAATCTCGCCCACGTTGTAATGCGGTGGCTCGTCAACAGCTAACCACTTGACTTGATTCCACTCCTCGGGTGTTGCATCAACCATTTTCCTTCGCCCTTTTTATAACTAAACGTACATTGAATTTGTTGATAGGTTCGCCACGTCGATTGACTAAACCTTTATCTGCAAAATGCTTTGCAATTTGTAAATGATTCTTGCCTTCTTCTTTCATTTTAACCATTTGTTTGATGATTTTCTGTTCTTCAGCATTTTTCTTGATCTTCCCATCTTCCCTGTTGAACCCAAACGGCAACACACCGCCAGTGCTTAATCCTTTTTCACGTCTTTCCTGCAACGCTGCCTTAGTTAGTGCTGATGTTCTTAAAAGATGCGGTGAATGAACCTTCGCATGACAAGGCGCACAAAGATTCACCGTCTTCGTTCCACCAAGAACTCTTGGAACAACGTGATGGGCATGGTCTGCTTGAACGCCACATTCAAAGCACACCAAGTCTTTGTTTTTCGTTTTTAATTCGGGCATTAAAATCTGCCAGCATTTCACGATAATCTTTGGCGTATAGCTTAATCGCAGATGACTGGCTTGCCAACATATTATCAACGTGACGCTTGCCGAACTTTCTGATCATGAACAAGGTATAAACTTGCGCTGCTGTGCCGTGTTTCATCCCGTAAAGATTACACGATGGACATTGCGGCCAGACATTATTTGAGTCGAAAGCGTAGAAACTAGACTTACCTTTTGGGACAAAGTGCCCACCGTGAACGGTGGTATAATGCCTGACTTCCCCGCATGTCACGCACTCGCAAAAGCCATTGTCGTCTGCTTCTTCTAGCCTTCGCAAAAGCTGGAACTGTCGTA